AAGCTTGTAACATTGTACTTTTTACAGCCTCTAAGGATGTCGAGCAAGGTATTATCACTGTACCCGTCTCTGTAGGCTCGCACTTCATGCAGATAGATGATTCCGTTGCGTTGGGATAGATAACAAGCCGCTGTTTCGTCTGTACCCCTTCCTGATGGGTCAACGCTACAAATGGTTTCGTCATATTCTTCCCAATTCCCTTGCATTTGCATAGGTGAATAGAAATAGTCCCCCGGTAATCCAACTGAGGGTGCGTCTTTAATGACATTCTTTGGGTCTGAGCACCATATGATGTTTTCGGGTGCAGTATCAGGATTAACGCTAGTGACAATGAGATCAGCCATCTTAAGTGGGAATTTTTCTGCATCTGATAAGCTTGTGTCTAATTGAAACTGAAGCATATAGTTAGATCGACCCATAGACGCTTCACGTTCAAGTAAATCGTCATTTGTAAACCGATCATCTGTAGGAGCCCATTCTTCGACTCCATTATCTATATCTATCTGTAACTCAGGAGCTAGTAGTCCTTCGTATTGGGTAATGTTTTTACCTCTTGGGTATCTTGCCGGCCAAACCAAGGGACGATACGAACGCTCTGCCAACTTACGATAAATAGTAAAAGTAGTCTGAGGAGTCCCGAGATACATAATACGGCTATCGCTTTTCGGGGTAAGGATACTTTCCGCTTCAGTACAGAGTTGTAAAAGTTTTTCACGCATCAACTCCGTCATACTGTTGCCCGGGACCTCTACGTCGTCTAAAATCATGAGGTCGGCTCGGGAACCGGTCAGCTGACCAGTAATACCCACGCTTTTTACCGAAGGTGCTTGGTGAGGGGAACAGTTTACGTCGAAACTTATACGTGACCACCTCGAGTCGTCGGATTTGGGTCTTAAAAAATTTAACCATGGTGTCTCTATAATTAGTTTTTGTAAGAATATAGACATGTTGTCTGCACGTTCTTTCGATGCAGATATAATCATAATCTTACGTTCTGGGTCATTAAATAATGTCCACAGTACAAACGCTCCAGTAATCCAACTTTTTCCGACACCCCGGAACGCTTGTATTTGTAGTCTTTTTGGACCAGTCTGTAAGTAGTCTGCTATTGCATACTGTGCCCTAGTAGGCGGTGGAAGATGTAATTCATGCCATAACGCCTGCAAGAACAACTTAAAGTCTTGCTGTAATAGGGCTAGGGAATTTTTTTCGGTCATTTACTTCTTTGGTTTGCCATACTTGGGACCTCTATATTGTTCTGGTATTTGCATCTTAGGGTCTATCTGACCTTCATCTACTCTACGTTTAACTCTCTTAGGTTTAGCTATTTTAATCTTTTGCTGTTGTATACGTAGTCCAGTTTTGTCACCAGATGTACTAAACAATCTAAGCTGATCTCGTTGTTTTTCTAAGTCACTTAGTTGTTTTTTTAGATTCTTCATAGCCTGAGCATTAACCATAGGTGATTCACCAGACATCATAGATGATATTCTAGTTGATATGTTTTCTATCTCTCTGTTAAGTGCTTCGTATGGATTCTGTGCCTTTTCAGCAAACTTACCGGCTTTTGCATCAGGTAATCTTTCTGCTGTCTCTCGTGTAATACCGTGCATTTCATCTAGATATCTACGTATATCTGGATTAATTTCTTCTATAGATAACGGGTTTTTCTTTGTTAACGCACGATAAATAGATGCTTTTACTTGACTTTTATTAGTCATACCGGGTATAATACCAATTAATTTGTCATTATTAGCATCTCTTAAAGCCATATTATAAGACTTATCTCCGCTTTTTATATTCATATCTATATAGACATCTTTATATCTTTCGCTTCTATATAGTTGTGTTTCTATAGCAGTTTTGACTTTTGGAAAGATGTCATCTTCAATAATAACTAAATTTTCTGGGTCTCTAGGCTTAAATGGTCTAGGTTTCTTCCAGAATGGAGACTTTGACGCATGTATGTGTTCAACATAAATAATCTGATCTTCTGTACCACCTAAAATCTTTTGTGCTCTAATAGGGTCGTCATCTAATAATTTTCTTAAATGTGTTATTAGTGCTTCGTTCGCAGCTTGAGAATTTTTATATATTTCTCTAACAGCTTTGTTTTTACCACCAGTAGTTATATTCCATTTAGCTCGTTTAGCTTTAGCTCTTAACATAGCATCTATATCTCTAGGTACATAAGTTTGTTGCTTTTTAGACCAGTTAAAATATAACTCACCCGGGGTACCATCTGGTTTAACATACGGTAATCTACGCTTACCTTTATATTGGAATGTTGGTCTGCTAGTACTCCAGTTATTAATTTTACCTAGCAATCCTTGTTCATGAAACTTGTCAAGTTCATCTATAATCTGTTCTCCTAAAACTTTAGTATTGTTTGATAAATTAGCAAAAATACCTTCGTTACTATTTAGGATTGCTTTACCTTTTACTCCTCTTGTTAAAGGAAACATATTCGGAGTATTAGGATTTTGTTTGGGTTTCTTAGGACTTAAATACTGTCTTGTACCAGACTGCATCAACACTTCTTCTGGTGTCTGATCTTTTAGTTTACCCATCTTTTCTGCTACGTTCAGCTCTTCGGCTTCTAACTTTCGAGCAGCTTCTGCCATAGCATCATAGTCAGCGTCACCGGCAACTTTTGTTCCAATACCGGCTTCCTGTGCAGCTCCTATAAATCTTGTATCTGCACTTTTAGTTGCAAATTTACCTTTCTTTGCTTTTAAAAATGCTTTAATAGCTTTACCACCACCTTTAAGGATTCTACGTGGTATATAGCCTAAACCTAAAGTAATTAGGTCTAAACTATCAGGTATTAGCATTTCTCCGGCTAAGGCTGCAACCCAATGTTGTTCTGATAATCCAAACGTAGCTGCTTTGATAGCATCTTGTCTAGCATCATGTATACCAAAGAACTTATCCATCTTTTCTGGTACAGCTAGAGCTCGTTGTAAAAAGTTAGGTGTTTCTTTCTGATACTCTGCCTCTTGGTCAAACTCACTACGCAAAGAATTATCAGATTTTATATTAGTAGTAAAATGATAATCTACTTCATTCTCCTCGTTCATATCTGCCCTCGAATTGTTTGCGTCGTTTATACTCGTAGACTGAGCACGGATAACCATACTCAGCTTCGCAGTCAGGATGTATCGTTCGTTTATCTTGATACTCTTGCCCGTATGCTTTCTGTTTTTCTAAGTCTAACTTTAAGTCCTTATCTCCAGATTTACCAATGCTTGTCATAATGTCGACAATCTTTTTGGTGCCTTCAAAAACTTCATCAGCTAACGTGAAATGTTTTAGATACGGCCAGTGTTTCTTTATACTTTTTTTAATACTGTCAGAAACTGGATTGACTACTTTGCCCTCTTCGTTAATGTACACAGTACCTTCGCCGTCTGGGTTAGGATAGAACCCTGCTTTCTTTTGTTCTTTACTCATCTAATATGTGATAGAATAGTTTGTTCTCTATCTGTGATACCGAATGTCGACCTCATCCAGTCTCTCCAGTTTTTACTTCCTTTTGCCTGATTGCATCGCCTACACGATGGGACAACATTTGTCGCCACATCTTCCCCGCCCTTACATTTTGGGCGTACGTGGTCAATGGTGAGTTTTTGTAATTCATAAATTCCTCCGCAATAAACACATGTACAGTTGAAGTGCTCTTTGATGGCTCTTCTCCAGAGCCGTTTAGAATCTGAACTTGTCATGGTTATTAAATTTTGTAGATAATGGTCAGGTTTAGGTAGTAATGGGGTCATTTTTTAATTTTGAGTCTGCTACGTCGATTTTTTGATGGCTTTTGTAATCTGCCACGGGTTTTACTACCCTTATAATGGGCGGCATCCAACCCGTCACGGTTGCCATATGTTCCAAGTTTGCGATTAAGTTTGTTTGCATTGACTCTAATTTCTAGACCTTTTTTGGTTTTGTTGTATCTCCGTTGCTGTTTGCGACGTCTAGCCGCTGCCTTCGGATTCTTTTTGTAGTATTCAGAAGTTTTTGCCATACACTTTCCTCTGTACGAGTGTTGGGTCGACAGTTGGTAGAAGTTTATTAAGCTTGTCTAAAGGACTACCTTCGTAGGCAACACCAGTAATGTCGTTTGTCTTTAGCCAATCGCAAGCTGCTTTTAAATCTTGTGTTGTAGCTTCTCCACTCTTTATTCTATGCAAGAAGTCTTCTGTAACAAGGTAGTGTAGCTCATTAAAACTTTCTTCTGTTGCTTTCCTAGGTAGTTTCTTTAGTTCATCCATTATGCTTTGCCTTTTTTGTTTTTAAAGTGTTTCCTAATTAGATCAGCGTCTTTATCAGTATAAGGGTCATTAGGGTCTTCATTAGGAGTTCCCGCTTTATACTGTCTCTTAGATGCGTCTCTTACGTCTTTAGGTACTCCAAAAAAGTTAGCACTAGCTATGTTAATGTTACCTGTTGGACTTGTTTTCTTAGCACCTTTAGATGCTCCTGATTTTGCCATTAGACTGGTAATAAGTTTTTCTTGACTAGCTCGACTAGCTTGTCATCTACAGTGTTATCTGTATTTTTTGCATAAGCTTCTAGTAGTTTTACTACAAGCTCTTTTACTGCATTAGTTTTTAGAAATGCAAATATTATAGGTTTAATTACTGTAATCATGATTCCTCGGTGGTTTCTTTTTTAATATACTGCCCTTTAGAATTGCGTTTTGCTTTTCTTTTAGCAGCTTTTTCAGCTTTAGCTTTTGCTTCCGCTTCCCATTTTAGTGTTAGTGAACTCATTTTTGCCAAAATTTCTTTTTCTTAGGGGGTTGTAAAGATGATATAGGTACTATGTCCTGACAAACTTTAGCCATTTTAGTCCCGGGTCTGTATGTAAAACCCTTACGTTGCAAATCTGCACACTTGCCTGCTCTTGTAATCTCATACTCAAGCTTCATAGTTTCGTGTCGTAGCTTTGCCATCTCTTTACATTGTTTATAGCCTGACTTATCTAGTGGAACCATAAAGTTAATCTGGAATCCCCAGTTCTCGGCTAGTGTGTAACTGGTTGGCTGCATAAATTCGTCGAGTGGTTTAGTATGATTGCCCATATAAAAAGGTTGGAATGTCATTGTACTGCCATTACAACTTATATTAGGACCATAATACTGTCTACTCTGTGCTCCATTGTTTTGAAACTGTACAGCTTGGTTAGTTACATTACCGGTAGCTGCCGCTACAGGGTTACTATTGTTATTAGTCTCTCCTTCTGCAAGTACAGGTGTACCTATTGAGAGAAGATAGAGTAAGACGAAGTAACTGCGTCTGTTGTGATAGTTCTGTCGATGTTTATTGTTTCGATCGTGCCTGCGGCTCTTTCTGTGATCTGTAAATCCCAGTCTGCTGCATTGTTTGTTGGTGCATAGACTGTACCTGTACCGCCTATACCATTGTCTCCAGTCACAGTGATGTTTGTACCACTGTAAGAGGTTGAGGCTGACCCTTGAATATCGTGAACTATTGTCTCTGTTATTACTTGGTTTGTTGTTGTCGTTGACTGCATCGACCCTGTTGTAAACTGAGGCGTGACAGTGTTTGCTCTTGCTATTGCGGGTGACAACAATGCTAAGAGAAGAATCCATTTTTTCATTTCTTT